CACTTGAATAGAAGCTAAATATCTATTATATGTTTTGTCAGATACTTGACCTTCAATATTAATTTTTACCCAATCGTGATAATATTTTGTGAAGGGGAGTTGATCGTTTACTTTGTATCCTTTAAATAATAAGTTATATCTTTCATTTCCAGCTTGAATAGCTTCTTTTTTAGTTTTAAATCCACCTTTCCTATATCTTTTTCCTTCGTACCCAAAATCGTACTGCCATTTATTATTTCTTTTTATAGTTTTCATTACTACCAACTCCTTTAGTTTTAATTACTGTACGAATTAATACCAACTAAACGGTTAGTTTTAGTTCTATTTGCTAATAATTCCATTCTTAAATATGCATCTTCATATGATACGTTAAAATAATGTATTACTTGATCTACTGTCCATAGTTTATTATCAACTATTATTCTCTCGGGCATTCTCATGAGGAGGGAGAAGGTTTCAGCTTCTGCTTCCTGTTTTTCGTTGAACATAGGATGAGAACACCTTTGATTTGTATAATGTAGGAACATATGACCAAGTTCATGAGTGAATGATTTCCACATATTTATTTTTGTATCTTTTTTAATACTTATAATATCTTTGTTTCTTTTTTTCATATATAAACTTGTAACTTCGTTATAATGTATTAATATTCCGTACGCCGTACTTAAATAATCAATGTTTAAATCATATTTATCAAATACTACATTTTCTGTTATGTCATTTACTATTTCTGCTATTTTCATGTTAAACTCCCCTTATTACAAGAACGTATGTTCGGTTTGTGGTTAAAAAAATATAAGCCAACAAAGTTAGATTATATTTTTTATTACTATCTATTATCTTTAGCACGCTTTTCTTTTTCTATATAGAAATCTGCTAAGTCTGATAATTCTTGTAGTATTTGTTTGCGTTTCTCTTTTGGGAGTTCGTCCCATCCGTCTTTATCTTCAAACATTAACACTTCGATATCATCTTCAATATTTTTAGATTTATTAGTATTTCTACCGTGTAATTCATCTAAAGTAACATTAAAAAAATCAGCTATTTTATTTTGAATATTATTATCAGGCATTCTTCTATTCTGTTCATAACTTGCATAAGTAGTTTTAGCTACACCTAAAGTTTTAGCCATTTCAACTTGAGTTAAACGTTTTTGTTTGCGTAATTTTTGAAGATTTGTAGAAAACACAGTATCACCTCTTGTTATTATTATATACACAATATGCGTACTTTTGAAATAACATAACTATAACTAAGTCAAAAAGAATATTTATTGTTGACAAAGTACGCGTATCGTAATATATTAAAAGTACGCAATACGTATTACATGGAGGTGAGGATATGAACAAACTTAAAGAATTGAGAGAAAAAAATAAATACACTCAATATGAAATAGCAACTAAATTAAATATTCCTAAAACTACGTATGCAAGCTACGAACAAGAGTATAGGAAGCTACCTGTTAGAACTGCAATTACACTTGGGAATCTATACAACGTAGATTGGAAAATTTTTTTTGAAAAAGAAGTACGCGATACGTACGTTAATATTTAAAGAATTGAACACATGATTTATTCGACTAATACAAATTAATTATAACTATTTAGTTGTGAACATGATAGACCAGTCAGTTCACCGAACAGGAGGAATAAGGATGTCTCAAACAATACAAGCAACAATTAATATACCACCCGATTATGTATTGATAAAAAAAGTTGAACATGAACAGTTAGTTGAAAGACAAGCCATTGCAATGACTATGAAAGAAGTATGTGAAGAATTTCAAAGAGATCGAACATGGGTCAAAAAGAATGTAATGGATAAACCATATTTTAGAAGAAAGATTGAAAAGTTTAGTCAATTTCCTGAAGGAAAAAACGGTCAATACAGATTCCATAGAAGAAAGATGCTCAAATTCATTGATGAATATTATGAAGAAATAATTGAAAGAAGCGAAGAAAACTAAAAAGGAGAGCTTATAAATGGAAAATAATTTAACGATATTTAATTTTTCGGATTTACCAGTAAGAACATTAGTTAAAGGTGAGGAAATTTATTTTATAGGTAAAGATGTAGCTGAAATATTAGGTTATAGCAGACCAACAAAAGCGATACAAGACAACGTTGATTATGAGGATAAAGGTGTAGTCCCAATCAAGGATTCCATCGGTAGAAGTCAAGATACACCTGTAATCAATGAATCAGGATTATATAGCATGATTTTAAGCGCTGCAAAACAAAGTAATAACCAATCTATTAAAGAAAATGCACGCAGATTTAAAAGGTTTATAACATCTGAAGTATTACCACAAATCAGAAAAACTGGTTCATATCAAATTAAACCTTTAACAACATCTGAACAAATTCAATTGATAGCTCAAGGAAATACAGAATTAGATGAAAGAGTAACTGCTATAGAAGAAAGCTATCCAATAATGCATGGACAAGCAAAACATATTCAACAATTAGTTGCTCGTAAAGTAGCTGAAATCGTTAGGAATAAATTCAATGGATATTACAAAGAAACTTCTAAAAAATTGTTTGCAGAAATTTATAGAAGTATAAAGAAGATTTTCCAAGTACCAACTTATAACAGCATTCCAAGAGGGCGCTATGAAGAAGCTGTTAAATTCATTGAACAATGGCAACCGTCCTACGACACAGTATATCAACTAGAACTCAATCTTAAAGAAGCATAAAAAATAACTGAACTAGGTGACCAAACCTAGCCCAGTTACACTCAACGACCAAATTGAGATTTTTAGAACACATCATTTATTCGACCAAATGATGATAACTATATATTACACCATGCTTTGTGAACTTTAAAGATGGAACAGTTAACCAAACAATATGACAAAAGAAATATAAAAAATGAGAGAAGGTTTTAAAAATGGAATCAGTAATTACAAAACAAATAGAGAGAACAGGTATGACACAACAAAAATTAGCTGACCTAGCTTTTACTACAAAAAGTAATATGTCGATGATGAGAAAGGGACAAAGAGCAATATCTTCTGATACCTATAGATCATTTGCAACAAATAGTAATGATGGAGTATTTGTAACAGATGTGTTGAATGAATTTTCAAACGGTCTTTCAACACCAGCACATAGTGACCGTGTTTATTATGACCATCCAGGTTTAGTTAAACAGCAACTAATAAAAGAAATGAAAGAAGCTATAGTTGCATTAGAAAATTGTGATTTTTTAAAAAGACCAGAGTTTATGAGTAGGGAAGAAAGAGATGAAGTAATTACAACAATGTCTGAGTGCGAAGATGTTTTATTTCATGGCCAAGTATATATAAACAAAACTTGTGAACATATAAAACAAAACCCAAGAGATATTGCTAAAGCACATGAGCAAAAATTAAAAATTGAACGAAGAATATAGGAGGTATTATATGAATATTTTAAAATATCCGTTACTCACTTTAATCATAGTAATTGAGTTCTTTATTATAGCTAGTTTTTCAGTAACACCTATTGAACATGCTCTTATGTTTTGGCTTGTAACAGTTTTGTTTTTCGAAATGTTCGACCATGTATTCAATGGTTTAAAAAATGATGAAATTTAAAGGAGGGATCAAAATGTTAGAAATTGGAGAACGTAAGAGTTCAAATTTTGAATTGCAAGGTTTTTGGTTTGAGAAAGAAACTATTTATTACGGTGATTATATTGATATGAAAATCAAATGTAATAGGACTGAGAGAACAGTTGTTTCAGCTTGTTTTACATCTGCAGATGACTATGAAACACAAAAAGAAAACATAGTAGCAATGCTTAATGATTATTTGCTAGAAAATACGACCGAAAATGAAAGATTATATAACTATTTGACCAGTAGAAATTGGAACCATGATTTATTCGACTAAAAATGATGAAAGGGAGATTTATATGGAACATTGCACTTATGATCCAGCACATGAAGAAGCCATATATACATTGGAAATGGAACGCAGACAAGATGAGTATGACAAAGTTAATCCTTGGTGCCATTTAGAGTATGAGGAATAAAAAATGCGCCAGAGAGATAGGCGCATGACAAAAGAAATATATCTACATTTTAACATTGGAGTGTAGTTTATGGGACAAATATCAGAAAGAATTTTACAAGAAGATGTTAGTACAAAAAATATGAGTAGACAAGAATGGTTGAAGCTTAGGCAAACTGGAATTGGTGGTTCAGACGCAGGAACTATTCTTGGTATTAATAAATGGAAATCGCCAATTCAATTATATTTTGAGAAAACACAACCAGAACTTAAACAAGAAATTGATAATGAATATATTTATTGGGGAAATGTTCTTGAGGATGTGGTTGCTAAAGAATTCACTGAAAGAACTGGTAAAAAAGTTAGAAAAGTAAACAAGATGTTTAGACATCCAAAATATAATTTTATGCTAGCGAATATTGATCGAGCAGTAGTTGGAGAAAAAGCTGTATTAGAATGCAAAACAACATCTGAGTATAACAAGGAAGCCTGGAAAGAGGACGAAATACCAGATAGTTATATTGCTCAAGTACAACATTATATGGCGGTAACAGGTTATGAAAAAGGCTATATTGCAGTATTAATTGGTGGTAATAAATTTATTTGGAAAGAAATTGAACGAGATGAAGAGTTAATTAATATCATCATTCAAGAAGAAAAATATTTTTGGGAAAATTATATCTTAGGTGACGATATACCACCAGTAGACGGTAGTGTTGCAACAACAGAATTTATGAAATTTAAATATCAAGATAGTGTTGATACTCAAGCAGTTTTAGATGAAAACGATGAAATGATAATAAAAGCACTTAATCAAATTAAAGAAGAAGAAAAAGAGTTAAAGGAACAAAAAGCTAAATATGAAAATCAAATAAAAAATAAGTTAGGAGAAAATCAATTTGGTATTTCACAGAATTACCAAGTTTCATGGAAGCCTCAAAAATCATCTAGGTTTGATAGAAAGAAATTTAAAGAAGAATATCCTGAGCTTGACGAACAATACACTAGAACAACAGAAAGTAGAGTTATGAGAATAAAAGAAGTTAAAGGCTAGGAGGACAACTATGGTTGAAGAATTTGAAATTAAGAAGAACCAAAGAGTACATTTTGTAAATGCTTTTGGTCATTTATTTAAAGCTACAGTTATTAACATTAATGAATACAGAGAACCAAGTATGCGTGTATCACTTCAAGTAGATGGCATAGAAGACATTGTTTTTACAAGTTTAAAAAATATTAAATTAATGGAGGAAAAATAAAATGGCAACTAACGAATCAATTAAAAATCAAGTAGCAAGTAGAAAGAAAAATGAGGTGCAAAACAAATCACCTAAAACTCAATTGAATGACTTATTAATCAAAATGGGTCCAGAGATACAAAGAGCACTACCTAAACATATGGATGCTGACAGAATGGCGCGTATTGCTATGACGGCAGTTAGTTCAACACCTAAATTACTTGAATGCGATCAAATGAGTTTTATAGGTGCTCTTATGCAAGCATCACAACTTGGCGTTGAACCAAACACAGGATTAGGACAAGCATATTTAATACCATACTCTGGAAAAGTTCAATTCCAACTTAGTTATAAAGGGTTAATTGATTTAGCAACAAGAAGTGGTCAATACAAGGCTATATATTCACACGAAGTATATCCAAATGACGAGTTTAATTATCAATACGGACTATTTAAAAATCTTGAACATGTACCATCACAAGAACCAGAAGGTGAACCAATTGGATATTATGCTGTATATCATCTTAAAAATGGTGGATATGACTTTGTTTATTGGACTAGAGAACGCGTGGACAAACATGCTAAAGAATTTAGTCAAGCAGTCCAAAAAGGATGGACATCACCATGGAAAACAAATTATGACGCAATGGCTAAGAAAACAGTTCTGAAGGAAGTATTAAAGTATGCTCCAAAATCAATTGAAATGAATAAAGCTGTTAATTCTGATAGCACTATTAAAAATGAAATTGATGAAGATATGTCAACTGTCATTGATATTACTGACTATGAAGAGGTAAATGAGCACCAAGAAGAAAGTAAAGTAGAGAGCAAGTAATTAAATAGGCAGGTTAATTCCTGCCTATACTTTTAGAAAGGAGTAAAACTATGACAGAACAAATTAAAACATCCATAACTGGTTATGGGCTTGTGTTCAAAAGGGTTATGAAAGATACGAAGTTAAATATTGAAGCAAAAGCTTTATATGCCTACTTATCTTCATATGCTGGTTCAGATCAAAGTGCTTTTCCTAGCGTTGAACTTATATGTCATGAATTAGATATAAGCAAAAATAGGTTCAGAAAGTATAGGAAACAATTAGAGGATAATGGCTATTTAAATATTGAACGTGTAAAGAGTAATAATTTGTATGGAAAAAATTTATACACATTACACCATGAACCTCGACCACTTCAAAATAGAGCGGTCGAAAGTGAAGCGCTCGAAAATAGAGCGATGAAAAATAGAGCGCTCGAAAACCTTACTACTACAAGTAACAGTTTTACAAGTAACAATATTACAAATAACAGTGAGAAGAATAACAGTAGTAGTAAGCAGCAGTCGCCGTTTGACTTTTACCAATCTAATGGTTTTGGAGTACTTAAACCATATATATCTGAACAAATTGGAGCTTGGATAGACGATTTTAAAGAGAATGGTAATGAAATTGTTATAGAAGCAATGAAAGAGTCGCTAAACAACAATGTCTATAAATGGAATTATGTGAACTCTATTTTGAAATCATGGTTCAATGATGGAATTAAATCAGTAGAGGATATTTCAGCAAGAAACAACAAACGTAGTAAACAAGAAGAAGTAGCTGATGAAGATAATCCTTATCTAAAATATATGAATAATTGAGGTGATTAAATGAATGCTTTATTCAATCCTAAGTTAGCAAATAAGTTAGAACAAAAAACACAACCAAAGTTATTGAAAAAAGATCAATGCGAAAAGTGTGGTCGAGATTACGAAGAATACCAATTCAAGAATGGTTATACGTATAGATTAGGCTGTGACTGCGACATGATAGAACACGGGAAAAATTTAACGCGTAATTTTAAACATCGTCAAAAACAGCAAGAAATTAATAAGATTTTAAGTTTTTCAAGTGAAAACGAAGAAACAAAAAACGCTACTTTCAAGACTTACATTCCCGAAAATAATAACCAAGAAAAAGCAAAAGTAATATGCGAAAGATATGCTAAGTCATTTGATATAGATAATAAGCAGTCATTACTATTACAAGGCTCATTTGGATTGGGTAAATCACATTTAGCAATGTCGATTTTAAAAGAAGTGAAAGCTAAAAATTATTCAGTACTGTTTATTAATTTAACTGAATTGATTTCTAAATTTAGATCTACATTTGATAAAGACAGTGAGTATTCAGAAACAGATTTAGAAAGAGCTATAGGACAAGTTGATTTAATGGTTTTTGATGACTTTGGTATGAATGTTACAGACTATGGCATGTCAAAATTATTTCAGATTGCTGAAAGTAGAGTAGGTAAGCACAACATTATAACAACTAATCTATCAGTCAAAGAACTAACAAAGACAAAAGACCAACAAAGATTATTTAGTCGGTTAATGTCTAACACCACCGGTATTACTTTAGAGGGTGACGACTACCGAATGAAAGGATTTAAAAATTTAAAATAATAAACAGGAGGAAAGTTAATGATTCTAATATCAGTTAAAGACATTATGACTCGTTTGAATTGCAGTGAAGCATATGCTCAAAAGTTTATGAGTTTATGTAACTTCGACCAATCGTTAATCAGAAGTGAACTCGCAAGACAAATTCATAAAAGAGAAACAACACCAGCAATCATAATTAATAAACCAATGGAGGTAGTAACAATATGATCAATTCCACAACTCTTGTAGGACGTTTAACGAAAGACCCAGAACTCAGAACAACACCAAGTGGTGTAGAAGTAGGTAATTTTACTTTGGCAGTCAATCGCACATTTACTAATCAAAACGGTGAACGTGAAGCTGACTTCATAAATTGCATTGTATTTAGAAAACAAGCAGTAAACGTCAATCAATATTTATCTAAAGGTAAGTTAGCTGGTATTGTTGGGCGACTTCAAACAAGAAGTTATGAAAACAAAGAAGGACAAAAAGTATATGTTACTGAAGTTGTTTGCGACAATGTCCAATTTTTAGAGCCTAAAGATAGTCAAAACGACTCAAATTCGTATCAAAATGGAACGAATTATCAAAAAGGCAATAACTATAGCCAAAACAATCAAAATGTCCAAAAAGGGCAAAATAAAACGAAATATGACCAACAGAATAATCCATTTACAAATGGTAGTCAATTAAATGATGATGACTTACCTTTTTAATTTTTAGAACATATCCTTTATTCGATAAGAGGTGCAAAAATGACATCAAATACATTATTTAAATTGTCAGATGCAGTTAAGAAGAATTACAAACTAAAACGTCCGTTAATTGACCGATTTCAGACGTTTCTATCAAGTATTAAACAAACAGGAGAATATATAAATGATATAGATTCCTTACAATGGTTTTTAAGAAAAAACGATATATACGGATTTATTTTATACGTCGGTATGACTAATAAAAATGAAATTAGAGTGACGATGTCAGTTGAAAAACAAAGGTTGAAATCTAACAGAGAAAGGTTAAACAAACTAAATGACCAAATGGAGTGTGTAAAAGGTGAATAAAAAATATGATTACGAAAAAAGAGACATTGAAATAGCTGAATCTAATGGTATTAGTATGGATGCTTTTTATCAACGTTTACGTTATGGATGGTCTGCAAGTAAAGCTAGATCATATCCTGTAAGAAATCATAATAGAAATAAAAATGTAATTGCAGCAGAAGAATATAAATCAAAAAAGCCTAAGAAGGATTATTCGAAACCTAAGCCATGGCTAAAGAAGTACCCTCAGAAAACAGAGTTTGGCGATTATGCTAAGCAGTTATTCAATGACTGTTGTGGGAGCTGGTAAATATGATCACAAAAATTTATGACGATAAAAGTTGTTTTGAGGTAGGTAAAGACCAGGTAGGAGAAATCACAGAATGGCGTGTAAATAAGGACACAGTTGATATTTACCGTATAGCTGATAACAAAGGGAACCTCGTTATATTTCATGGATTCACTCATAAAGATTATGTAGTAGAACATGATGATGAACCTGTAGCTGGGGGACAGTTAAGTATTTTTGATATGTAAAAAGCACACCTAAGTGTGCTTATGTTAATTCATTATTAAACGAATAATCCCAATGATAAGAATTCCGCCAATACTTAAGACAAAATTGTTAAAGAAATGGATCAATAATACATGCCATATATTTCTCGTCCATAGATAAATACAGTTTAAAAACAAACCTGCAAACATATATGGAATTGTATTAATCAAACTTCCACCGAAATTATAATAGTGAATTGCACCGAATAGCGCACTGTTAACTAATACTAATAAGACATTAAATATAATGCTTTTGCTTAATAATTTTTCTAACAGTGTATATCTAAATGCGATGTCTTCGATTAATGATGTAACTACTGGTCCAATACTAATGAAAATTAATAAGTAAAATAACTTTGTGCTAACGGTAAGAAAATCAATATTTTCAGAAGGGTTAGGAACAACTTCATTTGTATGAACTGATGGTACAAACTGGTTAACAATAGATATTATTACTTGTAGGAATATTGCACCAGCAATTATTAATAACCATTTGTAGAATGTTAAATTTTTAAATTTATTCCATTCTTTCGCTAGATAATCTTTAAACATTACAAACAAAGCAATAAACAAAATAATTCTTAAAGAAGTATCAACTGTTGCTTTAGTATAAGTACCTGTATTGAAAGACTCGGTAATAAAACCAATAAAAAATATTAACGGAATACAAAACAATGAAAATATTTCTTTAAAGCCGAATTTTATAGACATTTAATCACCTTTTTATTTTTGATTATATATTAAAAAAATAAAGTAAGTCTATTAAATCTTGTGACAAATAATGTAATTATGTGACATTTTTGTCATTTAACGACGACTTATGTATCAGAACAATAAGAACTAAAAAATTCAAGAGAAATAAAGGAGTGATGCTAAATGAACAACCATGTAAAAATACTTGAGTTGTTTGGTTAGGTGGCATAGGTGCACCTAGAAAAGCAATGTTAAATCTAGGCTATCCACACAAAGCTATAGATTATGTAGAAATAGACGGAAAATCAGTTAGAACATACAATGCACTATATGAGCATTTACATCAACCACAATCAGTAGTTGGTTGGAACCTTAAACCAGACATCTTAGTACATGGCAGTCCGTGCCAGGACTTTAGTCGTGCTGGTACTAGATTAGGTGGCAATGATGAAGATAAAACACGCTCGTCATTGATGTGGGAAACTATACGAATTATCGAAAACATGGGCGTATGGAAACCCAAAGTTGTCATTTGGGAAAACGTCAAAGGTGTGTTAGCAAAAGATATGATCCATAACTTCAAAAAGTACTTTGTTGAAATGGAGCGACTAGGATATACCAACAATTATGAAGTGTTAGATAGTCGAGAATTTGGAATACCACAAAAAAGAGAACGTGTATTTGTTATCAGTATGTTAAACGATCACTGGTTTGATTTTTCAACATTGAAAGGTAGACCAATGAGAAATGTAAGTGAGTTCTTAGAAACAGATGTTGATGATAAGTACACAATCAAATCACCATCAATGCTTAAAGCTATAAACAAGAGACAAGGTTTTGGTGGAGGACTTAAACCAATTGAAGATTATAGCTGGACGATTACAACAAAACAAAATAGATGTCCTAATAGTGGCATAGTTCCGATTGGAAATGGACAGTATCGATTATTAACCGAACTAGAGTGTTGGAGACTAATGGGCTTTGAAGATGAAGATTATTATAAGGTCGCAGATGAACACCCGACACGTAAGAATACGACAAACGGAACACTGTACAAGCAAGCTGGTAACAGTATTGTCGTGCAAGTTTTAGAGGCAATATTTGAAGAAGTGTTGAAAGTGATAAAAGAGGATGCACTGTGACAAAGATAAAAACAAAGAAAAAATGAACTTACGACAGTGATTGAAAGGCGATAAAGAAGCGATATATACCCTAAAAAAGGTTGAGTAAATAAAAAAACTCCCTTTTACAAGGAAGTAATTTTATTTAAGTAATACTTTTATACCTGCGTATATATTATATAAAACATAATAAATAGCTAATAAAACAAAAGCTATAGCGAAAATATTAATTATTACGGTAGCTGTTGAATTAACATTAAACATTGTTTCTCCATTTGCAATGATAGCTAATAAAAAGCTTATAATCCCAAAAATATAAGGATATATATGATAAACTAAAGAATTTTTTGCATGTGTAGAAGTTGGTTTATCAGATAAAATCCAAATTATGATTGGAAAAATGAATGGTGCAAAGAACACGCTGAAATAACACACACTCGATAATAATTTTTCTGCTTGAGATAGATTTTGATTCATTGAATTCACCTCGTTTTCTAGTTTGAATTTTAACACAGAAAAATAAAAATATAATCAATGTGACAAAAGTGTTAGGAGGAGTAAAACATGCCAACAATAAAATATACAAAAGAAGACATAACTATGTTAGAGAACGAACTTGATCAGTACAAAACAGCGCACAACAAATTAACTGCTGGATTAAAAGAGGCAGTAGCAGAAAGTATTAAGTATAAGCGTGAACGTGACTCACTTATCACTGACATAAAGAAACAACGTGAATTGCTCAAAGACTTTTCACGATTCATTCACAGAAAAGTTGAAGCGTGTCCAGGTAAACCAGAGTATATGGATTTCAGAGATAGACTGAATGAATTAGGTATAAGGGAGCGTGAATGACATGGCGAAAGTGAATTATGAAAACATGTGGCACAAGTTAAAGTCCACCGTAGAACATAATATCATATCAGTTTATCCAGAAGTAAAAGAACACATACCCGATTATCGAGCAGGGCAGTATAACATCTTAGAAGAATTAGGCGCACAGATAGACGAGTTAGAAGGGACTTTTGACATACAAAACATTATTGATGATATGAATAGGACTCGTAATGATTACATTGTAGAAACAGAACGCTTAATTATCGAAGAACGCAAAAATGGCATGAGTGAACAAAAATTAGCTGAAAAGCATGGAAAAAGTTTAGGAGAAATTGAAGGAATTATAAGAGTACACGTACTCAATGGTAACAGGCTAAATGCTAGGAATAGGAGTGAGTGACTAATGGCGTATGAACACGAAAGATGGATAACTCATTTAATTGAACATAAATTATTTACAGAAGGTATCGATCCTAAAGAAGAAACTAGAGCGATTGATGAACTCAAAGAAGTCTACGCTAAAGCAAAAATATTGAATAAGATAACAGACATTGTAAAAACAGGACGTAGCCTAGAGGATTTTGAAGATGTTGAAGTTACATTACTGGCAATAGAACACGAACTAAATTATATGTTGGAGGGCAAATAACATGAAAAAATATCTAGCACTAGCATTTGAATTTAAAGACAAACCTGGAACATATATTGCAAATTATCCAGGAGAAACAACTGATATAGAAGAAACATTGTTATTCGCAAATACAGACGGTAGTAAGCCGGACAAAGATAAATGTAAAGAGTTCTACTTAGAACAAGAAAAAGCGCAATCAGATTTTCTGATTAAAACTTTTGGAGAAAATGCAATAAATAATTATAGACCTAGTGAGTGGTTTAAATACTGTAACTTAGTTGAAGTAGAAATCACCGAAGAAATATTTAATCAATTATTGGAGCGTGAATAAATGACTAAACCTAAAGGTCTAATTCAATACATTAACGAAAGATGTTACGAATTATATAAAAACGATATGAGTGTGGAAGAAATAGCAGAGGAAGTTGGTATTTCAGAGTTGCGAGTTAGAGAATCAATAAAGATAGAAAGAATAAGGGAGAATAGTATGAATAACTTAATTAAACAAGTAGAACAATGGTCAATTGATAAAGGTCTAGACAAAGGTAACAGCTTTACGCAGTATGCTAAATCTTCAGAAGAAATGGGAGAAGTTGCAGCTGCACTTTGTAGGAATGATGTAGACGAACTTAAAGACGGTATTGGAGATGTAGTCGTCACATTAATTATATTAGCCCAACAAAATAATATGACATTATATGAGTGTCTAGAACATGCATATGGAGAGATTAAAAATAGAACTGGAGTAATAAGTAAAGATGGGTCGTTCATCAAATCAGAAGACTTGTAAAAATAAGGGTGACGAAAGTCACCCAGATATTGCAGAACGCGTGCGAGAAATATTGAATAGGGAGTGAATATATTGTCTTACAACTTTTGGCCATTTGTATTAATTAATGCAACACAAATTTTAATATTTGTTTCATATATGTTAATAATTACTTCAAAACCGAATTCGAATCATTCTGTTTTTCTTTATGAAAATCAGAAAAAATTTGGCCGAGTTTTGGTTTATCTAATAGTTCCGATATTTGGTCTACTTCTTTTAATAATTGCAATATTAGTTCTTTATGTTTTTCCTCTATATTAGCTATAACTTTTTGGTTTAAATTACTATTATTAAAATTAGCAGAGGCTATAGTGTCATATTCAAATAGATATTTTTGATATTCTAACCATAACTTAAAAGAATTAGGTTGTAGTTTATCAACATTTTCTTCAATTAAATTTAAAAATTCGTCAAGTGTATTACTAAAACGCATATTAGTAAATCCTATACCATTTGTTGATTTGGAAAGGATTCTAAATAATGGTATAGAAAAGTCATAATATCTGACTTGCTTTTCCTTTTCTAAAAGTTCATTTTTAAACTTATTTAAAGCAAGTTTATTAGATATAAATAAACCAGTTATAGTAATTATGCCAGTAATAGTCACTGTTATTAAATTCATTGTAATTTCAGGGTTAATAGAACCTAAAGACATTAACCAAACCACCTTTTTTACTAAAATTATAGCATATTAAATTCAAAAATAATTAACAAGGAGGACACAATGAAATACCTAATCACATTAACAATATCGCTTATAGCACTATACACATTTATCAAATGATCATATAAGTATGCGAGTGTGCAGGATGAAGTGGAACCACTAATCGATTATGAGTCTGATAAATATAAAGAGGTAGAAACATGGTTTAGTGGAGTTGGTAGACATTGATATTCGGAATAATACTATTCGCAGTTATAGTCATTGTGTTAGTGATTATAGGAAGGAGGAGTGATGTACAGTGAAGACTAACCACAGGTGACTAGTCTTCACTAAAAAACAGTATAATTAATCCCCATTTAAACAATATCAAAGCTAGTGGCGCCATATCTTGATGAGTTAATTCAACAATATAATTTTCTAAAACCATAATAAACAGGTCACTCAATAATCCATATACATTTTCTTTATTTGTATTTAGTGTAGGTAATTTTCTATTTAACTCAGAATCATATGGCTTTATTTCTTTTATAGCTATTGAACCAATTGATTTTATATAATCGGTTCTTATATTATTAAGCAAAGTTGTAATAGATTTATTATGGTCAGCAACATTATTTATCAAGGTTGTATCGGTTATATTTGCAATAATATTTTTAGGAATATTGTAATTATAATTGTTCATATTTATTGATAATGAAGATTTTATATCAAAATTCAAATTTGTCATATCAATTTGAGGAATATTGACTTTAGGTGGTTCATAAACTAGAGAACCTGATGGAAATGTATAGGGTGGAATTCTTACTATTTGACTGAATTTAGGAAGTTCAACGACATTAATCATATTATCAATTTCTCTTCCTTTTTGAGAGAGGAAATAATTTGAACTATTTAAATTAGATGTGGCATTTTTGAAATTATTTAATATAACATCGTTATTCTTTTTAATTATATTTTTTATTGAATCATAGTTATAGAACATTACAATCTCCTTTTTGTTACATTATACAATTTGGAGGTTAAGAATGCTATATAAATAAAAGGAGCTGAAAAATTGAACAGAACACAAGCTAATCGAGGTAAGTGGTTTGAAATAGTAATAGGAAACGTTAATCGAGTGTATAAGCACAAAGGAATAGCAATAATCGATAAAGTAGCAACGCCTATAAGTTATAACACCAGGACAGGTAAAGCGCGATATCAAGAAAAGAGTACAGTTGATTTTGTAGGTTGTAATCACAAAGGTAAGTACATAGCCTTTGATACGAAAGAAGTTAAAATTAAGAATTTACCTTTGAAAAATGTGAGTGATCATCAAGTTAAGTATTTGACCGATACTAAACGAATGGGTGCTGAAGCTTTTCTACTAGTACTATTTAGATTTAACGACACATGTTTCAAGTTAGACATTGACCAGTTTAATGATTTTAAGAAACAACATGAACGTAAAAGTATTCCGTACGAATGGTTTGAAAGAAATGCTGAATTAGTTAGGAGTGGTAATGGCGTAATTTTTGACTATTTAACCGATGTTGACCACATCGAAAACTAAACCAATCGGAGGAATTGAACACATGACTTATTCGACTAAAACTAAGTTATACAAAATAGAATCAAGAAAGAAAGCACTTGAATTAATTCATAACTATCACAGTAATTCTAATCAGTTAATAAAATATATTGAAGAGTACGGAGATATGATAAAAGGTGCAAACATATCGCAGTATGGAATTGAAGCTACATTATCTAAAAGTAATGAAGTAAATACAACACCTTTTCTTTATGAGATAGAACGTAGAATGCAAAAAGATAGAATGTGTGAGAAATTAGGACTTAAATTAAGGCCTGTACAAATGGCAAAGCAATTTATGAATGACGAAACTGAAGAGTTGGTATTAGAGTTACGAATGGACGGTAAGTCGTTAAAACGTATCCATGAAATTACAGGCGTTAACAAACGTGATCAATATAAAATATTCGATAAAATAGCAGATGATATTGTGAAATATAATTGAGTGTTCCAATGATACCATTTGCACCAATTGATACCGTTTGACACGATATTTTGTGAAAGTAAAAATAAGTTGTAAACTGTGGGTAGGAATAGGACGGCTCCTTACAATCAAACAAACTGGTTAAGTTTGGTCGTCGCCCTACACCTAGCCTTACGGCTATTTTCCATATCCTTTCTATAACCCTAATATTAATGTAAATCCATCTAGCAAATGTTAGGTGGATTTCGTATAATTAGATTGCAACAAATTAATTTTGGGAATGGGGATATATGTATGTTTGATTTATTTAATATTGAATATTTAAAAAATAATGTAGAGTTAATACCCTTATCTACTGCTGCACTTGCTTTAACTGGGTTAATAATTACTACATTTCTTAAGCTGTTTTTGGAATTGGTGGTTAATAAAAAGAAAATTAAAGCAGATGTGATATCAAAGTCTAGGGTTGAATGGATACAAGATATAAGATCAGTATTTTCAGAGTATTTTGTTATGCTAGATAATTTAATCCTCTTATCTCAGAAAATTCATAATACAAAAGAAAAAATAAACAAATTAGAAGAATCAATAATATATAAGGATGAATATATTATTAAACGAGATATACCTTTGGATAAAGAAGAGACTCTATTTGAAACTATAGATGATGTCATAAAAGATGAAGATGAAAATTATGCTGATGTTAACTCTTATCACCATAAAAATATTGCTAAACTCGTAATTGAAGATAGAGAACTTCAATTAATATTTTGGGATAAGTATTTAGAATTTGAACAAAAACATATGTTATTAGACTTATATCTCCCCGACAAACCCAAAAAGTTTACTTTGATTAATAGAGTTGATGAACATCGAATTATTAAAGGTAAGATTAATAATATAATTGATCTTATTTTACGTAATATTTATATCAAAGCAAATATAAATTCAAAAGCCAATCATATAAATAGTGAATTAAGTGATTATATACTAAAAGCCGATGAAGAAAATAAAGATGACATTTCATTTAAAACTTTAAAGGTGCAATCTAAAGATATGATTGATTATGTTAGCCAATATCTTAAGAAAGAATGGAATCGCACGAAAAAGAATAAATGATATCCAACACTCACTATGTGGGTGTTTTTTATTTGGAGTTGAATATATGAGAGTAATGGTAGTCGCCGACGGAAATTTAAAAGGCATTAGAAAAGTGAATAATGATTGTCATTTAATAGCAATGATTAAGAGATTAAAGAACAACGCTAAAGTAAGCAAAGTATTAATTGTTTATGATCCAGTTGTTAAAGGTGATAAAGATTACGATATAGAAGTAGAGTTGATTACATGAAAAAATTTAGATATGTGATTAACTCTATTTTTTATATTCAAGCACATTTGCATTTAATGATTATGAAAGTGTTTAAAGTTAAGGTATTAAAATAAACGAACCTATTAGGATAAGAAGGTGATAGATTGATATGGCTAGAGTAAATGCTAAAGATTGGATAACTGAAAAAGGATTAACGAAGATACAAGGTTGGGCTAGAGACGGTTTAACTGATGAACAGATAGCTCATAACATAGGGTGTAGTCGTTCAACATTATATGTATGGATTAAGAAGTACACGGACATTTCGGACGCCTTAAAAAGAGGGAAAGAAGTCATTGATAGGCAAGTAGAAAATGCACTGTTAAAACGAGCGTTAGGTTATGAAACAGTTGAGACAACTAAAGAAAGAGTGTTTGACGAATATACTGGCGAGTATAAAAAAATAGAAACTAAAGAAGTGACGAAATTTGTTGCACCAGATGTTACTGCACAAATATTCTGGTTGAAGAATAGAAAGCCTACTGAATGGCGTGACAAACGTGACGTAGAGCATAGTGGAGAAATGACGACAAATGTTAATAACATGAATAATCTTAGTGAAGACGAACTGCGTAAACTTGCTAAGTTAGATGGTGATTGATTTGAAATTAACAGATGAACAAAAGAAACTCATTGCCATTCAAGCAAAGAACGAATTATCAAGTCGTTACTTTAAAGACTTTATCGTCACTGTACATCATGGAGCATATAAACATTACAGACATACAGAATTGATTTGTGAAGCACTTCAACCAATTGCAGAAGGACAACAAAAATATATATTGATTGAGTTACCACCTCGACATGGTAAATCAATGACGGTGACTGAAACGTTCCCGTCTTTTTTTATTGGCAAAAATCCAGATAAAAGAGTTATCAGTTCAGCCTACTCTGATAATCTTGCTAGAAAGTTTGGACGATTAAACAGGAATAAGTTAAAAGAATTTGGTAAACAGATATTCAACTTAGATATATCAGACGAAAAGAGTGCATCTAATAACTGGGGAATAGCTGGTAAACGTGGTGGAATGATTGCTACTGGTATTGGTGGCTCAATCACTGGTGAAGGTGCTGACTTATTAATCGTTGATGATCCAATTAAAAATAATGAAGAAGCACAATCAAATACGATACGAGAGAAGATATGGAGTGAGTGGGAATCAACATTGACTACTCGACTTCATAAAGGTGCATCAGTAATCGTAGTAATGACACGTTGGCATGAAGATGATTTAATAGGTCGTTTGCTTGAAAGGTCGCCCTATAATTGGCAACGTATAAGATTACCTGCTATTGCAGAAGATGATGACGATTTACTCGGTCGTGAATATGGCGAAGCTTTATCACCAGACTTAGGATATGACGAAGAGTGGGCAGAATTAAAGAAACAAGAAGTTGGCTCAAAGACATGGGCATCACTATATCAACAAAGACCTGCACCAAGTGAAGGTAATATATTTAATCGCTCATGGTGGCAGTTCTACGATAAGTTACCTTATCGATTTGATGAAATGGTAATCTCATGGGACTTAACATTTAAAGATGCCGAAACAAGTGACTATGTTGTTGGTCAAGTTTGGGGAAGAGTTAAAGCTGATAAATATTTAATAGATCAAGTTAGAGACAAGATGGACTTTCCTTCGACATTGACTGCTGTTAAAACTTTGGCACGTAAATATCCTAAAGCTAAAGCAATATTGATTGAAGATAAAGCAAACGGGCCAGCTGTTATTTCAACATTAAAAAGAGAAGTATCGGGCATTATTCCAGTTAATCCAGAAGGTGGAAAGATTGTAAGAGCGCAAGCAATTACACCGATGATTGAATCAGGGAATGTATTCTTACCAAGTAACAAACCATTCACTCATGAATTGATTGAAGAATGTGCAAGCTTTCCAAATGGTAAACATGATGATGCTGTGGATTCCATGACACAAGCATTAAATCGGATTGGTAATACGAAACAAGCATTCGTTTCGAATGTGAATATGTGGTAAGGAGGTAAACTATGGCAGAATTAAAATCATTCACACAAGATGAAATTACTGAAACACACGGTGATATGTTTTTATATAGAGATTTATACGACGGTCGACATTCAAAGTTGTTTGATAGAGCGAAAGCATTAATTGACCAAGGTGAAATTATCGACCGTATTGAATATGGAGATGTTAAGGCAAAGAATGTTCAAACGCCATACATTGTAGTGAACATATCTAAAATGATTGTAGATATACCGACACTGTTTATTACGAGGTCAATGGGTAAACTTCAAACGAACTATCCAATTAACGAGATAGAAGATGATGAAGAGTTTGATACTGATGATAAACATATTGAAGGAACTCAAGATGATACATTCAATAGTGAACTCTTCGACCTTCAACAAGAAACTTTAGACCAGATAGAAACTAACTCGAATTTTAGTAAACATCATGGTATGAATATAAAACAATGGCAAATAGACGGTGGTATTGTGGCAGTACCAGAAGTTGTTAATGGACAAGTTAAGTTATCTTTTAAAGAACGTAATGTTTATTACGAACTTGAAGACGGTAAGACGTATCAACTTCGTTACATTGTTGAGCGTGACGATGACAAATATGTACATGTTCACGAAGAAGTCGAAGGAGAAGATGAATTAACAGGCAGTCATACAGTTTATCATATGGATGACAACGGAGACCTACAATTAGTTGATGATGAAGAAATCATATTTGATATAACTAAACTTGAAAGAGAACAACGTGATTATGTTTTAAAAGGTCGTAAGCGAACGTTATTTGTTTACCTACCTTACAGTCCAACATTTATGAATAGATACGGTAGAAGTGTTCTGATGGGGCAAGAAGGCAAGCAAGATGAAGTAAACTGGACAATGACAAGAACAGCACAAATCTTTGAACGTAATGGTAAACCTAGAATATCTGTATCGAAAGAAGTTATGGAAAGGTTAATGCAATTATCAGAACAAAGGTATGGTGACGAAAATAAGTTTGATCACAGAGATTTAGAAGTCACAACGATTGATGAAGATGGACAATCATTACAAATACATCAAATAGATATCTCAAAGATTGGTGATATTACTTATGTAAAAGACATTATCAAAATGATGCTAATGGAAACTCAAACAAGCGAAAAAGCAATTGATTTCTTTTCGTCAGAAGGTGCACAAGCACAATCAGGTACTGCTAAGTTTTATGATTTATTCTTATCGATTATGAAAGCTGAACAAATGCGAGATGAATACATTGAGTTCATACAGCAAGGTGTTGAGAATTGTATGTGGTTACTGAATCGAGATAATAGCGACATCATTATTGAAAAACCAATCATTGTTCAAAAAGATATGATGCCAGTCACTTCAAAAGAAACTTCAACGTTAAACAATCAAAGTTATGCAGCAGGTACTCAATCACTTGAGCAAACGGTTAGAAATAATAATCCAGATAAATCAGAAGAATGGATTATGGAAGAAGTAGAAAAGATTGAAGCCGAACGAACATCACAAGATAGTATGTCATTGTTAAGAGGAAATATGACAGGATTAAACTTCAATGACAACAAAGAAGATGAGGAAGAAACTAATCCAGATGATGAAGAACTAAAAGAAATGGAGTAGGTGATTGAATGAAGATTGAACAAATAAAGCCTACAGTTGAATTCTTGCAAAATGAAATACTTAAGTTAATTCAAGATGTTGATTTGTTAAGCAATCGAGATAAACAGGTTATGTTTAGAAATATTGAAAACTTGATTCAACAATTCGGTACTGATGTTCTTGAGTTTGTCGAACCCGAACTTGCAAAGGTGTATGAATCAGAGTTGAACATAGCAACGAAAGAATTAAGTAAGCAAGGTATAGCTTTATCAAACGAGCTCAATTCTCAAGTTCATAAAAGTGCATTAGTCACTATCACAAGTGATACAATGCTAGATTTACAAGCAGCACTTAGGCAAGCATTTGTGACTACAGTTTCAACAATTAATCAAACATTATTAGAAGTTCAATCAGACATATCAAGAGGCATCTTATACGGTCAAAATCGTAGGAAGATAATTCAACGGGTGTCTGATTCTTTTCTTAAAGGTGGTATGAAATCATTTAGAACAATTGATAATAAGCTATTACCTTTAGACTTCTACACAGAAACAGTCGTGAGAACGAAAATAAGCACTGCTAGAACACACGCTCATGTTAATCATTACTTAGAGACTAGCAATGACTTAGTGTACGTTACAGGGAATTTAAACACATGTGGTGAATGTGCTAAATATCAAGACAGAGTGTTTTCAATAAGTGGTAAAGATACGAGATTCCCACAATTAGATGTTCGTGATGTTATTCCAGTCCATCCAAACTGCAAGTGTATGGTTAGACCCTTTGTTTCTGACTTCAAATCAGAAAGTGAAATAAACAAATACATTGCTAAAGGTAAAGACTTTAATCCTAATCTTGACCCTCGAACTAAAAAGCAAAGAGAAAGTTATGAACATGATCAACAATTAAAACGTAAAGCAAGACAGGAAATGAAAACATACAACAGTATTAAAGCTATATTAGGTGATGATGCCCCTAAGACATTAGGTGCTTATCGAAGAATGAAACGTGCTAATAGTACTGGTTATGTAAAGATGAAACAGAAATTAAGAATTGCTAGACAAGAAATGAAATAGGAAGTTGATTTAAACCGACAGTCGTGAGATTGCCGGTTATTTTTGTGCGTTTATCTAATCATAAGGAAGTGATCTAAACGTATCTCATGGCAGTGGTATTCTGCTTGACCTGTTCGTAAGTCACTAAAAGACGATGTCGCATGTACAAGCGTTATTGTATTAATCCAAATCGGTGTCGGACATCGTTATCAAAACGTAAGGAGAGAATAAATATGAATAGAGAAACACTTAAAGCTTTAGAATTATCCGATGAACAAATTGAAAAAGTAATGGCAGAAAACGGTAAGGATATTCAGGACATCAAATCGCAATTGAGTGATAAAGATACAGAAATCAAATCTTTAGAATCAGAAAAAGAAACATTATCTAAACAGATTACAACACTTGAAAAGAAAGCAAATGATTATGACAAGCTTGAGGACACTAATAAAGAACTTCAAGAACAAATCAAAGACTATAAAGTTCAAGTAGCATCTAACGATTTAGATAAGAAGATTTTAAAAGAAGTATCTAAAGATGCACATGATCCAGACGATGTATTTTTATTTATCGACAAAGACAAATTCAATCGTGATGAAGAAAGTGGAGAGATTACCAACTTTAATGAGGTCATGAATGAATTACGAGAAACAAAAGCTTACTTATTCAATCAAACTAACACTTCAAAAGATGAAGGTGGTTCAGAGGAAGAAGATACACCACCACCAAACAACAATTACAAGTCTGGTGGTCAAACTGGAAATGGTAAGCAAAAAGTTGACTATTCAAAACGCGGTAAAGAATTAGCAAATGAATTATCTGGAAAACAAAAGGAGGAATAAAGAATGAATTTAAAACCAAAAGTAGTATCAGAAGATTTACAATTTCCTAGTTTCTTAAGAGATGCTAAAAATCTTGAGTGGGCTGTTGGAAACATCACTTTAGATTCTTCTAAATTATCAGAAGGTCAAGTAGTTAAAGGTGGTACAGCAGTATTCAAAAACACTGAATCTGGTTTATTTGAATTAGTTCAAGAATCTACACCAGAAACAATGGCAGCTGCAGTATTAACATCACGTGATGTTCAAGTACAAGACGTTCAAGTGAACGAAAGTGTACCAGCAATTCGTAAAGCATCTGTATTCGAAGAGCTATTGACTGGTGTAACAAACAATTTCAAAAAGGCTACACAAGGACGCATTGTATTCGACGTATAATAGCGTCTTATTTTATGCAAATATAAGGAGGAATAATAAATGCCAAACATTACAGATCATTCAGATTTACAACAACCTACATTACAAGCGTTTGTTGAAAATATAGAACCACAACGTACAAGACGTTTAGAAAGAGTATTCCCAGGTGAACAAACTTTCGATATCAATGTTGTTTATGACATTATCGAAAAGACAGGCATTAAAGCAGCTTCAATCATTGGATTCGACTCTGGAACACCATTAAGAGATAAAGGTTCAATTAAGCAAGCAATGGCGAAGTTAACAAAAATAGCCCATGCTTATCACTACACAGAAGAAGAGATGTACAAATATTTAAACCCTCGTTCTTCTACAGAAGTTGACTCTTTAATCCGAAATGCTTTAATTAGTATTGCAGATTTAAAAGAAGGTGTTGAAGAAACGAAAGAACTTATTCGTGCTGATATGGTTTATCGTGGACGTTTCGATTATGAAAGTCCTAAAGATAACGTGAAAATCAGTTTTGATTTAGATTTAGATGAGAATGCTAAAATCACAGCAGGAGATTTCTCACGTGATGATGTGAATCCATTAGAAGTGTTACAAGAGCAAGTGGAAAGTTATAAAGAAAACAACCATTTAAAAGCGCCTGCTTATATGGTTATGACTTCTAGAACTTTATCAAAAATTAAACGTAATCCTAATGTCGTTTTAGAAATCTACGGAAAAGATACTGGTCGTCGTTTAGTAAAAGATTCTGATTTACAAGAAACGTTTAGCGAATTAGGATTACCTCCTTTAGAGATTGAAGACGGTCACGTTACTATCGACGGTATTGAAGGAGATATTACAAAACAACTATTAGAGGATGACAAAGTGGTTATGCATGCAGACCAATTAGGTAAAACTTTAGTAGGTCCTGCTGCAGATAATAACTTTGCAATCGGTACTTATGTTGTATCTGTAGTTTCTCAAGACCCTATTGGAGAGAAAACAATTGTTGGTGAAGTAGCAATGCCTGTTTTACAAAACTTAAAAGGTATTTCTATTTTAACTGCAAATGAAGAAGCTAACGAAACACCCTAAGGAACCCCAAAATGTAGAGATAACAGCTAATGCGAAATCTGTTGTTATTTCAGCAGAATAGGGGAATTGAGGTGATGAAATGCTTGATATACAAAAAGTAAAAAAATATATTGAGGAAATGCCACCTAATGAACTACTAAATGGTATTAAAGAGGATATCCTAGATAAGCATATTTTTGATGCATATGAGGATATCTTTTCTTTATATCCTAAAATAACCATCTCTGAACGAATGATTGTGAAACAAATGTTGTACAAAATCGAAGGCGAACTAAATGGATATGCTTTGTTGAAAAGACAAGGTGTTGAAACGCAAAAAATAAATGATGCTAGTGTTACAATCTCCGGTAATTTACTTGATCCCTATGTAATATTCTTAATCGAGCAACAATTACCACCTAAATCAGTAGGTCATATTGGAAGGTTAATATGATTATTTATCGAGATAAAGTTAATGTAATTGTGCCAATGCTTGATTCAAACGGAAATCAGATTAAAGATGATTACGGTAAACCTACAACTGAAAAAGTATTGTCTAAAGCACATGTTAGATATGATATTCAAAATATCTATAATGCTAATGGTGAAGAATACACATCAGTTACTCAAGTTTACATTCCTATATCTGAAGTCGTTTGGAATATCGATTTAAACGCTCGTATTGAGCATATAACACCCAAACATACAAAAGTATTAGGACAAGTTAAAAAGGTTGAATACGGGCAAGATATTACAGGGAAACCACATTTTATTAAAGGTTATATGTAAATGTCAGGACTAAGTTTCAAGATTGAATGGCATGGTCTTCGAGAATTACAACAAGAGTTTAAAACTATGAATAAACGTTTTAGCCTTATATTGCTAGATGAAATGGATAAAATCGGACTTACTTGTGAAGAATATGCTAAAGCTTTAGCGCCACGTGATAGTGGAGATTTAGAAAATAGTATTCATTCAACACGAGCAAAAATTGAAGGGCGGTCATTTGTTGTATATGTTGGAACGAATTTGGAATATGCAACCTATATCCACGAACTAAATAATGTTCGACAAGTTGGAGATAAATATGAACGTGGTGTGAAATATCCAAACTATTATATAAGAGGACGAGGAACAGTTACCCGTCAAAAACCTAATGTTAAAGGATATCAACCAGGTCGTAAATATTTGCAACACGCTGTTATTTTAACTGATCAACATTTTGAAAAAGCAATGGAAAGAGCATTAGAACGTTTACTTGAAGGAGGCAGTTAGATGATACAACGCGCTATTAAAAAAATATTGATGGACAAAGTGCCAGACTTAGAGTGGACAGTTGATTATCATACTGCTCAATCTGAGTTTGGTGTTGTTTATTATGATGGTGGTTATCCACCAGATAGAAGCGATATGAAATCACATTTGATGAATTATCAAGTTGAAATTAGAAGTAAGGACTTTGATAAAACTGTGAACCGAGCGTTCGACAGTTACAATGCTATACATGGTATCACAAATCAAATTATGAAAGTTCCAATCTATGAAGACGGTAGTTTAATTAGAACAGATAAACACTTTACTCAATATATTTATGCAGAATCACCGCCAATTAGAGTTGGCGTTATTAATGACAATATGATTTATACAATAAACTTTTTAGCACTTATTTTGCCTTATTGCAAATGAGTGCTTTTTTATACCTAAATTTAAGGAGGAATTTAAATGGCAGCTGAAAAAATTAGTTATGAATTCGGTATGGCGGACTTTATTTTTGATGAAGGATTACCGACAGAATTAAGATTCGATGGGAAAATGTGTGAAGATGGTTCTTTGTTACAAGCAGAAGGTGGAGAAGTTCAATTAGAGCCTGAATTAACTGATATTAATATGGCAGACTTTGGAGATACAAACTACGATCAAGTAGTTGTTGGTTGGAACGGTACAGTTACAGTCGTTGCTGCTAAATCATCTTTAGATGTTATCAGTAAAACATTAAGTGGAACAATTACTTTTGATAGAAATGGTAAGGCCGTATCAGTCACAGATGCACCAATTGGAGCTTCATTACGTGCTGGTGCAAGAACTTTAACTATACACCCAAGACAAATGGGAGAAGACAAATCAGAAGATATCTTCATTCATAAAATCGCAAATTCAAGTGGTATGACTAAGTCATTTGCTAATGAACAAGGTAATTATGAAATGGAATTTGCAATGTTCCCTAAAGATTGTGCAGATGCAAACAAACCAAATAACTATTTCTATATCGGAGAAGATCCAGACAAATTAGAAGAGACAGAAGAACCAGTAGAAGAACCAAGTACACCCTAGCACTCCCCAAAATGTAGTGGTAGATGCTAACTCTAAATCGGCATCTATTACTGCAGAATAGGGGTTTTTAAAAAATCAATAAGGAGGTCGTAAAATGGCTGATACATTAAAAGTATACAAAGGTACTGATGTTGTCGGTACTGCAGAACGACAAGAGGATGGTAAAGCAAAAGTTACAATTGATGGCTTGGAGGCAAATACCGATTATCCTGCAGGAACTTATAAAGCATCGTTTGAAAACGAAAATGGAGAATCAGAAAAAGTTGACGTTCCCTCATTCAAAACTAAGCCTATCTCAGTAACAGGTGTGGCAATATCACCGAAAACTACAAGTATTGAAGTAGCTGGGACAACTAAATTAGAAAGTACAGTTGCACCATCAACGGCAACAAATAAATCAGTATCATATAAAAGTTCTGATGAAGCAGTCGCTACAGTATCAAGCAATGGTACAGTAACAGGCGTTTCAGAAGGTGAAGCAACTATCACAGTTACAACACAAGACGGCAATAAAACTGATACTGCAACAGTAACAGTTAAGACAGTTGATGAACCAAATACAGAAGAATAAAAATGAGTAAGGCAGACAAAGCGCTGCCTTTTTTATTTGTTTTTTAATTTATATATCAAAAGGAGAAATGACAAATGGCACAAGTTGAGATCAAAACATATGAAGGTAATAAATTAGTAACGGAGAACGTTGAAATCAAAGAAATGAATATTTTACAAATTAAAAGAGTATCAAAAGAATTAAACAATTTAGTTAAAGATATTAATACAAACGATCACTTAAAAAGTGCGTTAGATACATTCTTTGCTAAACGAAATGAAATAAACGAAGAGAACAGAAGACTATATGAAGAGGCGGTTGAAAAAGCTAAAGATGGCGATGATAAAGTGAATGTCTTTCAATATGATGGTTCAGAAGCGTTAAAACGAGCTGGTGCTCAATTCTTTAAAGATGTATTAGGTTCATTTGAAATCTTATTAGAGAATGCACCAGATTCGTTACACAATCTAATTTCTCTTTCATCGAACATCAAGGCAGATATAATTGGTCAACAAAATATTTATACGTTCTTAGATATTATAGATGCAGTTATCGAAGTTAATGATATTCCTAAATTAATTGAACGATTAAAAAAGTCAAGAGATTCCTTCTCGACGGTACTAGCAGTGCTATTTCCGAAGAAGGAAGAAGACGACAAACTAACTCAAGCGACATCCAACTAGAAGAAGTTGTCATATACAAATTAAGTAAAGAACTTGGAGGGCGTGATGAAGTATTAAACACGCCTTTTAACGAGTTATTAGCTCACTTACTGACACATTTTCAAAATCAAGAACGTAAAGCAGAAAAAGAACAAGCAGATTACTATATGAATTTCGTTGCAATGTTAAATAGTAATCCACAATCAAAAGACGACTTAAAAAACGTTAAAAAGTTCTTAAAGGAAATTCAACCTAAAAAGAAAGTTGAAGAATCTACAAGTACTAAAAAGAAATATCAATGGAACGAAAGAGTCCAAAAGAAAATAGAAGCTAGAAAACGTGCTGAACAAAATATGTAAATTAAAAAATAAATAAAAGAAGGGAGGGGTCTTATGGCAACTGTTAAGGAGTTGCAAGCTAAATTTAGTGCCAATCAAAGTGGAATGGAATCGGCATTTACTGCATTGACTAAAAGGTTTGAAGATATAGAAAAAGCATCAGCTCGTGCTGCATCTTCGATAGAAAAGAACATGTCCCGCGGAATGCAACGAGTTTTTAAAACAGGAGAAGGTTTTGAAAAGGTTGGCTCAATTTTCACTAACATCTCGAAAAAATCTGAAGAAGTAGGAAATAATCTTACTAAAAAGATAACAAAACCTGCAATGGTTGCTGGTGGAGCTTTAGCTGGTATTTCTATCGGTAAAGGATTTGGACGCTTAGTAGAAATAGATAATGCAGAAGCTAAACTAAGTGCATTAGGTAATAGCGGTAAAAATGTAGAAGAAATAATGACAAACGCTAATAAAGCTGTTAAAGGTACATCTTTTGGTATGGGTGAAGCTGCTACAACAGCTGCTAATGCAGTTGCTGCTGGAATAAAGCCGGGTAAAGAATTGACACAGTATTTAACTAACACGGGAGATGCTGCTGCTGTTGCTGGTGTAGGCATGGACGAGATGGGTAGAATATTTAACAAAGTTCAAACATCTAACAAAGCATATAATGGTGAGTTACAAGAACTTTCGGATAGAGGGTTGCCAATTTATCAATGGCTAGCTAAAGAAGCAAATGTTGCAGCGTCAGAAATTACTGATATGGCTGCAGATGGTGAAATATCTAGTAAGATGTTGCAGAGTGCTATTGAAAACAATATTGGTGGTGCTGCCAAAACAATGGGTGAGAAATCATTCACAGCATCATTAGCGAATATGTGGGCTGCAGTTGGAAGAATTGGTGCTTCTTTCTTAGATGCCGGAGGTAAAGGTGGAGGTTTCTTTAGTAAAATGAAACCTTTAATGAATGATCTAACTGATGTGTTCGATAGCATGGAAGGTTCAGCTGCTAAATGGGGTGAATCTTTAGGTATTGTTTTCGATAAAGTTATTAATGGAATCAAAGGTATTGTTTCATGGTATAACAGTTTAGATAAAAATACTCAAAAATTAATAGCAAGTATTATGAAATGGAGTACTTTAATACTTATTGGTATCGGTCCAGTTTTGACTATATTCGGTAAACTGACGGGAGTAATAGGGGCTATTTTTGGTCCGTTTGGTAAGTTCTTGAAATTCTTCGCAAAATTCAGTACTGCCGCTAAAAGTTCAGAAGGTGCAATAGTTGGTATCACAAAAGTATTTCCAAAACTAGGCGCTGCTCTAAGTTTAATATCCGGTCCTGTTGGGTGGATAACTTTAGGCGTTATTGCATTAGGAACAGCTTTTGTTGTTGCATATAAAAAATCAGAAACATTCAGAAACGTTGTTAATGCAGCACTAAATGGTGTTAAAAATACATTTATTACAATTGGCAATATTATTAAAGGCTTTTTCCAATTATTCAAAGGTAATGGTCAAGATGGTGTAATTACATTATCTAAAATATTACCTCCTAATGTAGTAGTTGGATTAACTACCTTTGCAGATACAGTTAAAAGAGTCTTTTTCCAAGTTATAAATGCAGTTAAATCATTTGGACTTCAAATCGGTCAACAACTTTCTGCTTTTTGGAAACAAAATGGTGCTGAAATAACTCAAGCCGTCAGAACTATTGGAAACATAATTTCTACTGTATTTAAATTTATATGGGGAAATGTAATTCGACCAATTATGACACTCATTTGGAATTTAATGAAATTATTGTGGCCAGCCATAAAAGCAATAGTTGTTAGTGTCTGGAATAACATAAAAGGTGTAATTCAAGGTGCTTTAAATATCATACTAGGAACAATCAAGATTTTCAGCAGTTTGTTAAACGGAAATTGGAAAGGCGCTTGGAATGGATTAGTTCAAGTTCTAAAAGGTGTAGTTCAATTAATTTGGAATTTAGTACAACTTTGGTTTGTCGGAAAAATTGTTAAAGTAGCAAAACTTGGAATGTCCTTGTTGAAAGGTGTATTTACAAAAGGTTGGAATTTTATAAAAAACTTCATAGGTAAAACTGCCCAATTTATTTGGAATTCAGTTAAACAAAAATTCTTGGGTCTAAACAAATCTATACAATCAATCACGACCTCTATAAAAAATTGGCTATCTAATACATGGGCTTTAATTAAAAATAAAGTCGTTGCACTTGCACAGATACTTTGGACTAATGTTCGCGCAAAATTTACTGGGTTATTTAAATCAGTAAAAAACATCTTTAATTCTATTAGAAATTTTGCAGTCAATTTATGGACTAACTTAAAGAATAAAGTAACTTCAATTGCTCAAAATTTATGGAATAACATTAAGAGTAAGTTCAACGGACTATTCTCAAGTGTAAAAGGCATATTAAATAAAACCCTTCATTTTTCAAGTAACAGTTGGAAATCAATAAAAAATAGTGCAGTAAATATGGCGAAAACCATGAAAGATAGCGTCGTTAATACATTTGGGAAAATGAAAAATGGTATAAAAGGTTTTGTTAATGGCATTAAAGACATGGTCATAGGTATGAAAAATAGTGTTGTTGAAAACTCTAAAAAGCTTGCTTCTGGAATTAAAGAACACACTATTGGTGGATTGAATAAAATGATCGGCGGAGTTAATAAAGTTGGAGATAAATTAGGTTTAGGTAAAGAAATGATTAAACCTATTAAACTTTCAACTGGGACTCGAAATGGTGCTATTGCTGAAGATACTATGGCGATAGTAGGAGATAAAGGTAAAGGAAATGGACCAAATGGATTTAGACATGAAACTATTCGATATCCAAACGGAAAAACAGTTATTACGCCAGATACAGATACATTAGCATATTTACCTAAAGGTACAGTGGTTGAAAATGGCACACAGACATATGCTAGTATGAATAACCTTCCTAGATATTCAGATGGTACAAGCTTAACAAACAAATTAGGTAAAGCATCTGGAAAGTTTTTAGGTAAGCAAGCTAATAAACACTCTAAAACTATCAAAAAAGTTAGTGATGGTGTTGAAGGTGTAAAAACTGCTGGTAAAGCTGCCGGAAAAGTAGTTAAAGATAAATTCGATTCAGTAATTGGTGATGTTTTCGATTACATGGAAAACCCAGGAAAACTTGTCGACAAAGTTATGGACATGATGGGTGTGGACTTTAGTGGTATTAAAGCAGTACCTGGTCAAATTATGGGGAAAATGTATAAAAAACTTACTGGTGGAGTCAAAAAAATGTTTTCTAAATGGTTTGAAGAAACCAGTGGTGGAGATATTGATGGCTCAGGTATTTTAAGTAAGGGTGTTTCATATGGTTATAGTCCTAATAAGCCTTTGCCTGGATATCCATTATCAATAAACGGTGGGCGTCATTATGGAATTGATACACCTCATGTCTTTGATAAAATACAAGCTCCAATGAGTGGTAAAGCTACTAAACAACATGATGTTGGTGGAGGTAATATTTTACGATTAGCTGCAGGTAAAATTGCGATGTATTTCGTCCACTTAAGTAAAATATTAAAAGAAGGTATGGTTAAAAAAGGAGAAACAATAGCTGTTACTGGAAATAGTGGGGCTAATACAACTGGTCCTCATTTGCATACACAAGTTGAAGAAGGACCAACACCATTTTTAACAAATACTAATACATTAGATCCCGTAAAAGTACTGAAAGGTATGGGTGGTAATACCAAAGGTAGTAATTACAAGAGTACTATTATTCGTGCTTTAAAGCTTGCTGGACTTCCTGTTACGCCAGCATATATAAATGCATGGTCTAAACAAATTATGACTGAATCTGGTGGCAATGCCAAAGCTATGGGTGGAAATGATGGACTATCTGATGGTAACGCAATGGGACTTGTACAAGTTAAACCAGGCACTTTTTCAGCATATAAAGGTAAAGGTATGGGTAATATTTGGAATCCATTGCATAACTTAGTAGCAGGTATGAATTATGCAAAAAGGCGTTACGGCTCAAGTTTGCTAAATGTTATTGGTCAAGGACATGGTTATGCCGAGGGTGGCATAATCAATTCTCCAGAAATAGCTTGGCTAGCTGAAGGTGGATTTAGTGAGTCCGTAATTAGTCATGATCCATCAATGAAAGCTAGAAGTAAAGTGATTTGGGATAGAACAGGAGAAATGCTTGGATTTTCTGAAGAAGCAGAATTGCTGCGCGGTATATATAGTGCTATCAATGAAGGTAATAATCTTCAATCTATTAATAATAGAGATACTAATAGAATTGCTAACAAGGATACAAAAGTATTCTTGGACAGCAAAGAAATTACGAAAAAGGTAAATAATAATCAAGGTAATATGGCTAGGAATGCAGGTTATAACCTAGGAATGAGTGGTGTATAAATGACGTGTAAAAATAATAAGTGGGTTAAGTTAATTATGGAAAATGAAACGGTCAATCTTTTAGAGAATGACCGTTTTGAATTTTTAGGATTTGATAAACCAGAAATAAATGGTAAAACTGAAATTACTGAAATGAATGGTGTAGATGGTGCTAAACCTTCAGTTACTACTTTTGGACCTTTTGATATAACGTTGAAATTTAGGTATACAGGGTTAGATAGTATCGACTTAGATTTGTTTTGTTTTCAATTAGAACAAAAAATACAAAGATATGAACCATATTATTTAGTATTCAGTAAAATGCCAGGTTTAAAGTATGCAGTATTACCAACTCCAAAAGTTAGCCCCTCACCATTTGCAGTTAGGTTTAGTGATATTGATATAACCTACACAGCATATAAAGGTCATTCTGAATCTATTTTGACAACAGATGATTTTAGTTTAAATAGTGATTATTGGCAATTTGGGAATGGTTTAGTTACTGATGAAAATATAAAGTATACGCATCATAAAAGAAGATTCCAAATTTATAATGGTTCTTCCTATTCCGTAACACCAGTTAATGATCATCATTTAATAATCACAATGAATATCAAAGCACCAAATGGATATATTCTTCACAATAAGACAACTGGTGATAAGTTTAAGTATAAAAAGGCTATACGAGATAATGACACAGTTATACTCAATGGTGTATATCCTTTTAAGAATAAAAAACGATGTGGTATAGATACTAACTGGGAATATATCACGTTAGCCCCTGGATATAATGATTTTGAAGTATTAGGTGATGGCGTAATAGTTAAAGAAATCAAATTTACATTTAATTATGTATATAGGTAGGTGATGATATTTGTATAACTTAATTGTCATGGATCGTAAACGAACGATGGGTGAGATATTAATTGATTTTGATTATAGTTCATTTAAATATGAATACGAGAAGAACAACGAACGTCAAATATCATTCACTGCCTTAAAAACCAATCATAATGCTGATGTGTTTAATATGTTACAGAATGAAGCTATCTTAATATGGAAAGGTCAAGAGTACATTATTAAATCAACATCGGTTAAATCAAATAATCTCACGCTTACTAACGACATTGTTGGTAAGCATATTTTTATGGAGTTTTAAAATCACTATATCGATAAAGATATTGAAAACGAAGAAATGAATGGTGATGTAACAGAAGAAGAAAAACCAAAATATACTTTGGAACAATATCTAGACTTTGGTTTTAGAAATAATCCATTAGGATTTAAATATGTGATTAAAGGCAAGTTTGATAAACGCGTTGTGATAGACGAATTAGGTAATAAAAACGGGTTAGAGTATTTAGTTGAAGGTGCTGAACTCTTTGGCTATATCTATTTCGCAGATAATAAAACGATTTATATTTATGATGAAGCGACATTTTATAAGATGTCAGATGAAGTAATCATGTATAAATATAATACTGACGAAGTACAAGCATCTGTAAGTACTACAGAAATGAAAACAATCATTGAAGGTTATGGTTTAAAGAAAACAACAAAAGAAACGAAGAACTATAACCCGATTAAAACGCCTGCACTTAATTTTAAAGGTAACTTTATTAAAACGGGTACATGGCGTACTGAATCAGTTGGGGCATCTTTTGAAGTACAAATTGATTGTCGATGGGGAAATGAAACACTGATGTTTAACTTCAAAAAAGGAGAACTAGGTGGTGTTTGGGACTTCTATTTAGACGGAGAATTCTATGAAACAATGAGTGCGTGGTCTAGACGTACTATAACTGAACCATTAGTCATTGCTAAGAACTTATCAAAAGGACCTCATACATTTAAAGGTATATTCAGAGGTAAAGACAACAAAATTGATTACAAAAATAAAAAACCGACAGGTTATGTTGGTACAGAAAAATCAACATTATTTAATATCACGGCAGTTTTAAAAGGTAAAGATATCTATAAATTCTATAAACAAGTTAAGTCTAAAAATTATGATGTGTTTGGCCATATGAAAGCTGCTACTGTTTTTGATGACAATGTTGAAAGTCTTGACGAACTTGAAGCATTACTTAAAGAACAACTTGTTGATGAACCTGTTGTTGAAGTTTCGACTAATTACTTAGGTTATGAGCAGATACAAGAAAATCATAAAGTACATCTGAAACACAAACCATTACAATACGACACTGATTTAAAAGTTGTGAAGTTAACAGAATCACACCCAATTATGAATGAACCTGTTGAAATAGAATTCAGTAATTCACGTAAAGATATTGTACAGATACAACAACTCATTAATCGTAATGTGCGTAATGTCAAAAGTGCGCTCAAGTACGGAAGTGGTACTTCAGCTAATGTAGGTAATGGCACTAGTTGGGTTTCAACTGGGGTGGTGACGGTTGATGAGTAGAGATGTAGAAATTAAAATGGCGCGTGATCAAAGTGGGGAACAATTCTATACTAGAGCACATGTTGATGGTTTAGATGGTTTTGAAGAATACTATCAATGGCAATTAGACCTACAAAATAGTATTTACGATTTAGCGACATCTATTAGAGATTCGGGTTGGATTGAGTATCAAGTAGGTCCCCCTAAAAATGGCTTATATGCTACAGACGGTTTTAGTTGTGGTATTCGAGAAATCGTACATCAATATGGTGAACGTGGCGAAAAGAGAATCACAAGAAAAATGATACGTGTTAATATACGTAATTTTACAAACGGTGAACAGATTGCACAGTTACCTACTGGATTTATGAAATATACGCAAGTTTTTTATTCTAGATCAGGTAGTGGCAGACAACCTATCATGGTTGAAATCAGAGGGAATGGTGCTTTGAATGTCTATATCGATAGTTCGAATCAATCGGGAAGTAGCAACAGTAACTGGATATACGCACAATTTGAATGGACAGAATAAAGGAGGGTTTAAATGAAACGATATAATGACAACTTCCCTAGAGAAATCAATGATCAATTCCGAGGGAATGTGATTGATAATGCGAGAATGTCTCAAAAAGATAGAGAAATATTATATAACATGGTTAAAGAATACCGACAATCTAAAAAATCTAGTGATATTAAACATGGAAATTCTACGGTTGAAATAGAAATTAAGAAATTAAACAATAGAGTAAAAAACCAAATAATCGGTGCCAATGGTAACGCGACTGCTGAAGTAAAAGATATGCGTGTTGATACACAAGGGAACTTACATGAACTTGCACAAGATAGACTTAATGAAGATTTTGGTCGAATAGATGACATTGCAAGTACTGCTAAACAAACAGCTGATACGTTAGAAACACAAATGAATACGGGTGCTTATTATAATGAGGTATCTCATTTTAGAGGACGTAAATTTGATACAACGTATTATATTACGCATATTCCACATTTAGACAGTCAAGGTAATATCATTAAGTTAAAACGTGGTTTATATGGCAATAATCCTAATAAACCAGCACATATGACACCTTCTGACTTTGCGCGTAAGACAAAGGCTACTTTTGTGAGTAATGCCAGTACTGGTAGTGGTAGTCAATTGAAAATGCACGGCCAACAATTATATGAAGGGCAAATATTAGATAGTGTTAAGGGTGATGAGTACCCAGCATTAAATGATAGATGGACACTAGCGATTGGTGATGATAATACATTGACTTCATTCCCACCAGATGTACAAGCTAGTGAGATAAGAAATAAAGGCTATAACAACACAGTCAGTGGATTTGGTCCTATTATTTCAGACGGCAAAATCATTGTGAAAGATGGTGACTATAGTCCGAATACGATAGTAAGTCATCCTAGACAAGTTATCGCGCAATTACCTAATAAAGATTTAATTTTCTTTAGTTGCGATGGTCGTGAGAATAATACACATACCATGGTTGAAAAAGGTATGACACTTCAAGAAGTGGCTGAGACATTACTAGATCACTATGATATTCAATTTGCCTATAATATGGATGGTGGAGGAAGTACAGCATCAGTTGTACGTTCACATAAACTTAATCGTTCAATGGATGATAACAAAACAACTGAACGTAAAGTGTTAGATTTCTTATATGTTGGTAAAGAAGGCGTACAGTTACGTGACCAAGATATGCAAAATGCTTACCAAGATATAGGAGAAGTAAGGGACATGGTTCAAGAAGTTAGAGGTATGTTATACAGTCTTCGACGTATTAGTGGTAAAGAATTCGGTACTACTGGATACGATGGATACACTGGATTATTAGCATTCGATGATGAAGGTAATCCGCGTAAGAAAATCTATCAAGGGCCAGAAGGTTGGCGTTTTTGGGATTATGATGTATCTCGTACGATATTTAGAATTCAAGAAGATGAATTGCAATTTAATAATAGAGCATTGGCTCGTATGTTTAGTGCGCCAGAATCAGTTACTGATATTAATTCAGTCAATTATGGTGGCTTTTATCATGTTCCTCGAGATGCAAAAGGTTCACCATACCCAAAAGTTTCAAGTGCAATGGTCTTACATTTAAATGTAAGTAGAGCCGATTTTGATGATGCGAGTACTGCATTCCAAATGGCGATTCCTTTCGGCAGAAGCAACAACTTTAAAATCAAAAGAAGAACATACGCTCAAGGCGCATGGTCACAATGGTTTGAATCATAAGGAGGGATTAAATGTATAACAAAGAAGGTCGAATAAAGCTAGAAACAACAGCGCATATTCAAAATAGATTAGATACAAACATACAATTTTATAATACTGATGTAGGGACTGCTGATCTAGTGTTTGACGTAACTAGAAACGGTAGTCCTTTATTAGTGGGTTCAGAAAACGCAGATGTATTTTTAATATTAAAAAATGGCGAAAATTATATCGTTGATAATGTTGAACCAATAGACCCTATGAATGGACGAATGAAGTATACAATTCCAAATGCATTCTTAGGGTTAACAGGTAATGTAAATGGTCAATTGTTTATTGCAGTACATGGCAAAGAGGATATTGTTACAGAAGTTGAGTTTAGTTTTAAGATTGCTGATAGTTTAATTAATACAATACCAGCAGTTGATAAACTCAATGAAATACGTACCTTCCAAGAGTTTCGAGAAAGTATAATGAATACAATTAATGAAATTAATGAAGCCTTAGCAAATGGTCAAGATTATGTATCTCAAATGGAAACAGCGAAAGCTAGTGGGCTAAAAGCATTAAATGATAGGTCCACTCAAGTCATGCAAGAAATTGCAACATTAGTGAGTACATCTAAAAAAGATATAACAGATTTGAAAAATAACACAATGTCAGAATTAGATAATAAAGCTAATCAAATTAAGACAGACGTTGAGAAATTAAACAAGTACGATACAAGTGATTGGCAAAAAGCAAAATTGATTCAAGATAATGGTCAATTACAAATCGTTTCATTAGCAGATGATATAAATAAGTTACATGATTTAAAAACAGGTTTCTATTACACGACTACAACTCCGATTGTAGGTATAGGTGCAACAAGTACAGCAGGATTTTTAGAAGTACTTGAGAGAAATGGTGGTATCTTAAAACGTATTACATTTAGACCTTATAACTCTACTCAAATTTGGCAGAAACGTTTTTATAATACGTGGGAGGACTGGGAAAGAGTTAACCCAGAAGATTATAAACGAAAATGGCTTGGTACTATTGGTCAAGAAGGCAATACTTATACTGATATTCTTAGTCTACCAGGTGGTAAATATGAGTGTACAATCCCTTCGGATGCGTTTAGTGTTAATGCGCCACAAGACCCTAATGGTGGTTCTTATATTGCAGAAATAGATGTAACAGAGTCTGAAAATGGACGTAAACAGTTAAGATTAATTGCTAGTTCAAGAAACAATGAATATAGAGCGACTATTCATACGAATAATGTATTTAGTGGCTGGAAACGCGTACAAAATGCTGAAGAGTTTGAAGCATTAAATAACGATACAGGTTGGATAGATTGGGAAATTAAAAATGATGCCACTAAACGTCAAACAGATGACCCTAACGCTATACAGTGTCAATATCGAGTTAGAATGGTTAATGGTATTAAGATTGCGCATTTAAGAGTGAACGTCAACAATCTTGTGACACAAACTGCTTTTGGTTCAATCCCTTCACATATGGTACCTAAAATTCAACATTTTTATGCAAGGACACCTGTATCTCTGAATCCAGCAGTCGTATTAGTAGATGTAACAGGCGATTTGATGTTTTATGTGAATATGAGTGATCGTGATAAATGGCTACCAGGTCATTATATTGTTGGGGAATTCAGTTGGATAATAGATGAAGTAGGAGGTAATTAATCATGACAAAAACCGTATATTTATATGATGGCACACCTAGAACGGTTATAAGTGATTGGGATTATCCAAGCGAGCCTTATACTGAAATTCCACCTTATGAAGGCATATGGGAGCCATTTTATTTTGATCCAGAGTATCAAAGATGGATAGGTTCTGAACCACCTTTAAAGAATAGTGATTTAGAAAGATTAGAAGAAGCTATTAATTCTCAAAATGAAAAACTTAATCTATTCATTGAACGTAGCAACAAAATAGAAGCACATAACCATCGTCTACTCAAATATGTAGGCGATATTTTATTTCAAATTGCGAATATAAAAAAATATATTGACATACCTGATAATGCAATACAAGTTTCAGATGTGCAGTATATGTATGACAACGGTATTTATACAAAATTCAACATTAAATTACTGGTTGATAATGGTTCAATTACTAAAAGAGAATACAAAGAAATTACCGGTGAAGACTATCCAGTAATTATAGATGAAAATGAATAAATCACAAGGCGCTTACTTAGGTAGGTGTCTTTTTATTATAGATAAATAAACAATGGAAGGTGGTGCCACAGTGATAGACAAAATGCGTTCGGAGGATTTAAAAGACCCAACTAAACTACACTTAGTTTTATCTGAACAAGATGACAGATTAGAAAAAGTAGAAGAGAGTATCTATGATGAAAATCATGGATTAAGAACGACAGTAAAATTAATGGCTGGTGAACACGACAGGTTGAAAGAAAGAGTCGATAAGAGAGAAAAGAAAGATGAAAAAATGTTAGAAGCACAAAGTGATTTTAGGAAGTTTATTAAAAATACGGTAATAGGTGGCGTTTTAACAACATCTGTTGGTGCTGTGGTAGCTTTTGTTTTAAAAGCGCTCGGTTTAATGTGAGGTGATAAAAATGAATATAAAAATAAGTAGCGTACGCAGGATTTCTCTTTTCTATCTTTTTTACTTTGTATTCACATTACATCTTTCACCCGATTTATTCGATAATGAAAAATCAGATTTATATAAATCTTTATTAAGGCTGATACCAAGTCAAAGTGCATGGGTTACGGTTGGTAGTGTCATCATTGCTTTAGATTTGTTGTCTATGTTCTTTAAACACTATTATTCAGCTATTTTAATGAATTTTATATACGGGCTGTTTTTCATGATGATTTGTTTTACCTATATTATGGTTTATCCCAATATAGGTGCAGGTATATTCCTTGCGGTAAGCTTAACGAATTTTCATGAAATATTTAAAGATAGTAATAAATACGAAGATATAAAAGCAGAAAGACTTAAACAAAAAATTAATGGAGAGGAAGAAACAAAATGAAACATTTCTTAGGTATTAACTGGAAAGTAAGGGCAAGTAATCCACACTTTTGGTTTAAAATATTTCTATCAATCGCGGTTCCTATAGGGACATATTTTGGCGTAACTGGTAAGGACATCACAAGTTGGGGTGTCCTTTTTAATGTGGTTGGCCAAGCAGTATCCAATCCATATGTTATCGCAATGGTTGTTGTATCCGTTTATAACTCGATTATAGATGATACAAGCAAAGGCTTAACAGATTCTCAAATCGCAAGACAATATAAACAACCTAATAAAGTAAAACCTAAGTCGGCTAAATAGTCGGCTTTTTATTATGACTTGGTTATGACAGTGCAGTTATAGCCAAGAAAAAACTAAAGGAGAGATTTATAATGAAAGATATTTATTCAAAACACATTCAAGGAAGTAAGTTAACAGGTAAAAAAGCAAGTATTGCAGGTATTGTTATTCACAATGATTATGGTTCAATGACACCTAATCAGTATTTACCATGGTTATATACAAGAGAACAAAACGGAACGCATGTTAATGGGTGGGCTTCAGTTTATGTAAACAAAGATGAGACGCTTTGGTATCATCCAACAGATTATGTAGAGTGGCATTGTGGTAATAACTGGGCTAATAGTAATCTGATCGGATTTGAAATTACTCAATCACACCCAGCAGCAGGTTTAACAGATGCCCAGTTCAAATTAAATGAAGAGGCAACATTTAAAGTAGCAGCAGCTGTCATGAAGTCTTATGGCTTACCAGTCAATCGCACAACAGTTAATCTTCATAGACAGTATTTTGGCACATCTTGCCCTCATCGTTCGTGGAATATGCATGTTGGGAAAAATGCACCAGATACATTAGCTAATAGAAATAAGTTAAAAGATTACTTTATTTCTCGTATTAAACATTATTACAACGGTGGCAAAAAAACAACTTGGAAATGGTCTGGTAAAGCAACAGCTAAGAAAGGTGTATCACCAATCGCAGCTAAGAAAAAACCAGGTTTAAACGAACCGGCATTAGCACCAGCAAATAATATATTAGCAGGTCAATATATTAACTTCTTCTCAGTAACTAAAAAAGATGGTTACTGGTGGGCAGAATTTGAATATCCAACTAATCCTAAAGCTGGACGTTTCTACTGTGCATTGGGACCTATTACACACAAAGATGAGAAGTTAGAAAAAGAAACCAAATTATGGTTTAACTTGAAGATTACTAGCAAGAAATAGGTGTGATATAATTTTTAAGAGAAGCATTAAATGCTTCTCTTAATTTTATTAAAAGGAGAAGAGTTAAGTGAAATCTAAAATATTCAGTTTTATATTTGTTATTTTATTATCGTCTTCAACGTTATTTGAAGTAAGTGCAGCAGAAATTCCTGTGCAAAATAATGATAATAGTAATTTGAGTGCTAGATCTTATGTAGATACATATGCAAGTGGAACATCAAAAACTAAAAATCAAGCTATAGGTTATATAAATTCTTTAGAGGGTAAAGGTTGGGATTTTGATGGATACTATGGATGGCAATGTTTTGATTTAGTAAACTATTATTGGAATTATTTATATGGTCATGGGTTAAAAGGTGCTTATGCAAAGGATATACCTTTTGAAAATAATTTTAATGGTGAGGCAACTGTATATAAAAATACACCAAGTTTTATTGCACAGCCAGGTGACTTAGTAGTTTTTAATAGTAATTATGGTCAAGGAGCAGGTCATACTTCAATTGTAACGAATGGTAATATTGATGGTAATTTAATGCAGTTCCAAAGCTTAGATCAAAACTGGTATGGTGGAGGACTAAACAAAACCGAAGTAGCCCAAAGAGTCAATCATAACTATGATACAGAAATGTGGTTTATTAGACCGACGTTTAATAATAATTCGACAAGTGGTTGGCAACAAAACCAATATGGTACTTGGTATAAATCAGAGTCAGCAAGATTTACATCTAGCACTTCAATTATTAAGAGATATGATGGTCCTTTTAGAAGTATGCCACAGGCTGGAAGTATTACTTCAGGTCAATCTGTAAAATATGATGAAGTATGTTTACAAGATGGACATGTTTGGGTAGGTTATACAGATAGTAAAGGCAAACGTACTTATATCCCAATACGTACATGGAATGGAGTAAATCCACCAAATCACGGAGTTGGTTCATTATGGGGTACAATAAAATAATTTATTATGGTTTAACTTGAAGACTACAAGTAAAAAGTAGTATTATAGATTTACTCTATTTAGTTTAACCACTAGGTAGTTCATACACACAAACTCCACTTCTTTTACGCAGAGTGGGGTTATTTTTTGTTATAGTATTCATAGCAACCTTTTGGTTACAAATGAAATAGTATAAAACCCTATCTGGTCGTAAACTAGCTAGGTTTATCTATATGAAAGTAATAAATTATTTCATAAAAGAAATTTTCCGAAATTAAAGTTATAAAAAAAGTTAATAGGGTATCTACTTATTATATCTTTTAATTGGGAGTGGTGTTATGAGCCAAGTTTTGATTGCTTTAAAGGGAAATAATTATTTTTTAGCTAATGAGGACTTAACTGAATTATATGATAAAGTAAAAAACATAAAAAATTCTAAGGAGAAAGCTGTATTAGTATTTGGGAGATTTGTAAACAGTGATGAACAAAATTATGATAATGGTAGTCATACAACAGCACTTCTGATGGTGGATAAAATAATAGGATGGAGAACTTTAGATTAATATAAGTCATTCTGTTATTAAATTATGAATCATTCTGAAATTAACTAATTATTTTTGTTTATTAGGTGAAGAAGTGGGTATTTATAACTTGTATCTATAATGTATACAAGTATAGTTGAAGGGACCAATTTTATGAAAGAAATTAACTATCAAGATTTAAGTGATGATTTATTGTATGTTTCTACATTATTAAATCAAAAATTAAATGGAGACTTCAATAATGATGTAGAAATAGCGATATTAGAAGATTGCATTACTAAATTAAAAAGCACTATTATACAAAGTCCTGATTTTAAAAGAAAAGTGTGATTGAGTATGCTAAACTAACTTTAGACATATTAAACACATATGACTGCGAGCCTGCTTATATAAATAAGTAGGTTTTTAATTTCAATAAATAATTTTAATGATACAATAATTATAGTTTGAATCTATTATCTCCGTTTTAGATTTAAACTCATATTTAAAAATCCTTTGCACCTCACAAATAAGTGGGGTGTTATTTTAAAAAATGCAAGGTTGGTGTGCTTATGAAATTAGGTAAATATAAAATTGATTCTGTTTGGTCAAGTATTATAGGTGGATTTTTTGTTGTATCAGTATTCTTTCCATTTATGTGGGTTTCTATTTTAGTTTTACTTGTTTTTGCGATTAAGAAAGATAATGAATGATTAATTTATCATTAAACTTATATTATATTTGAAATTCAAGTTGCAAGCGAAATTACCCTTTGTAACACCTTGTGATATATCTGTACTCAATAACACTTTCTTACCATTCTCTGACACCTCTAACTTATTAATCTCACATTCAATCGTTTTATAATACCCATCTTCACAATACTTAATTGTAGCTGGTGCATCATAAAATAATTTTTGTGCGAACACATCGTTCAAATCACGTAAAGCTAATTTATCGAACACAGGCTTATCTACTTTGTTTTGGTCTTCGATAAAACCGTTAATCGTTTTATATTGTTGTGACATCGTCGCGAATGACACCCACTTAATCATCTTAAGTCATTCTGGGATATTACTATTCAAATACTTTTTAGGTATCTTACGATAATCCGTTTCATACTTATAAGGCTCTGGCATACTATGAGTAATGATTTTCAATTTAAACATCTTACGTATAATTAGTAATTTTATTATTCGAACAAAGATTCTTTTTTTGTAAAGTTGATTTATTCGCTCAAGTGTCAAACGCGTATTAATTTAGTTATGATTAGTGATATTTCTATACAAAGTTAAATTCTTATAAACGTTAAACTTACAACATTTTACTACCATTTACATACACTAAAAAAGGATGCCGTCTGCATTATATAGCCTATAACCCTTGTGGTTATGGGCTTTTTATTTTTCATTTCCTAGTTACGCCCCAACATATAAAAATACACCCAAGATCACATTAGATTTTAGAGTGTAACAATTATAAATATTTTACTATTTCTTTTCGTGTACTAGGGTACAATGGAAATTTTAGTGAAGAATAGAAGGTTCAGCTCAAGCTTCATATGAAAGTTCTAAAGGAATTCAAAATGGAAAAGCAGACAAAGACCAACTAGCAGAAAGGTATCAATCATGGGTTAATACTGGTTTAATGACTTAAGAAGAATTAGTGAATTAACCAACCAACCTCCCACTACGTGAGGTTTTCTTATAAGGAGGAATAATGATAGAAAGGAAAAATTTCTATAAATGTTAGAATTTTGAGTGATATATATTATGTTTTGTGATACTAATCACAATTGTTTATTCTTATGTATAATGGGGTATATTTTAAGCTAATATAATTTTATAGAAAACATGAGGAGATAACAGTGAAAAATAAAATTAAAAATACATTCGATAAATTAGTTAAAAACGGTCAACTTGAAAAAGGATTACACAAAGCAAACGATATGTATAAAAAGAAAAGTGGAAAAGACTATTCGAAGTATATAGACAAAGGCATGGATAAATTAAAGAAATAATACAAAATTTTGCGATGTAAATTTGTATATGGTAAATTAGCTCTACTTAACATTTATATAGAACTTTAAATCCTATCTAGCAGAAAAACTAGGTAGGTTATTTTTATATGCATCTCAATAGTGTACAGTGATATGAAAATTGTGTTATGTTAGCTTTAAAATATTTTTGGAGGTTTGTATATGAAACAATTAGGTTTTAAGCAAGTTGATGTATTCGCGAATGAACCATTTAAGGGAAATCCTGTTGCAGTGATTTTTGATGCTGATGACTTAACAGATGAACAAATGAAAGATATAGCTAGTTGGACTAATTTATCTGAAACTACTTTTGTTTGTAAGCCTGAAGATGAACAAGCAGATTACAAATTAAGGATTTTTACTCCTAACAATGAATTGTCTTTTGCTGGTCATCCAACCATTGGATCTTCTTATGCAGTATTACAAAATGGTTTAATATCTAAAAACAAAGGTTATCTTGTACAAGAATGTGGAGTTGGTTTAGTAAAGATAGATTATACGGAAGAAAGAACATATTTTAGCTTACCTAAACCAAAAATTAGTGATATAGAACTAAAGCAACTAGATGGAATAATAGATAGCTTAGGTATAAATGGTGAAGATGTAATTCACTCTAAAAAAGTTAACATAGGAGCTGAATGGCTAACTCTACATATAAAAAATTCTAGTATTGTTAAAAGAATTGAACCTAATTTTGAGCAAATGAAAAATTACATATACGAAGGAACGACTGGTGTAACGATTTTTGGTGAAAACGAAGATGATAAAGATACAACTTTTGAAGTTCGATCATTTGCACCTAACGAAGGCGTAAATGAAGATCCTGTATGTGGAAGTGGTAATGGGTGTGTTGCAGCAGTGAATGAACTATATGGTTTGATAGTAAATAAAGAGTACTCCAATTCACAAGGAGAATGTATAAACCGAAATGGCAGAGTTTATATTAAGCAAGAAGATGGATTGAAACTTGGTGGAATTTCAAAAATCGTAATTGATGGAAAAATTAGAATAGAGAATTAAAATTTAATGAATAGGATTATATTTGCTTATTTTATAAAAGTGTAGTATTACTATATATAAGCACTTATATAGTGCTTAATTTTCATATTAA